TACAGTTGCGTCTGCTGGAGGATACCATGGGTCTGAACCATATACTCTCGCATTTCCAGCGTATCTGAAGGTCGGTTGTGTGAGTGAATGACTTTTTGTATCGATTGTCAGTGTTACAGATGAACCCTTGCAGTGCAGCACGATATTTGACTTCTTTCCAACTGCACAGCCAGGAACCCCCCAAAATCCCCAGTTGAGATCCTTGCTATCTCCAAGACGAACATGAAGGTCCATGGTACCAGGAACAAACCAAATACCTGGTGTTCTAGAACCAAATGACGAGGCATCTGAATTATCAGATGTAAAATGTATAATATTGCGCCACGATCCTGCTTGGCCCATAGAAGCTGGTGTAATATCGAATTCTAACTTATAGTCTTGTGTCATCACAATGCTTGAAGCTATAACTGTATTCGCAGTTACTTTATAGGTTGAAGGAAGTAAGTTTGTAGGGCAGGTTGGTGGTGGATTGAGTATTGATGGCTTAGAAACAATCGGGACCGGCTTAGCTGCAGCAGGTATTACGACTGGCACTGGTGCAGCTGGAATTGCTGTAGCAGGTCTGGCTGCAAATTTTATATCTCCATAACATTGTTTGAAATAAGGAGCAAGTTGGTCATCGGCAGCCATCTGAGCATTAGCAGCTCTATGTAAGTCAGCCATCTTCTTTTTTACAGCATTTACTCCTCCCTCTTTTTGCCAATATTTAATTACATCTTTTTTCCTGTTTCCTTTTTCATCAACGGGTGAAAGCAACCCTGTAACTTGGCATCCACGGGCAGTAGGACCATCGCTAAACTCACTCACAGACTCAGACGCATAATAGGTAGGGCCAATTGGGTCAGGCTTACCTGTCCAAAGTTTCTTGGACCCCTGGTTATTCCATAAATATATAATACAATCTGGAGTCAATGGACCAGAACCTTTATTGGCCGTGTCGCAAGGTGATGTAATTTCATTGCCTGTACAGAACACACTGGCCTCTGATTGTTGTTTCATGGACCGTTTAACGCCTTTCTTATCAACACCAGTGGATGAAATCAGTGCACTGTTATATACAGTATCGGATATATCATTTATAGTTAAGAAAGAACCATCTTCAGATGTCATTAATTTCCTGGCGGCGGCGTCATCCTTGGGGTAACCTTTTCCAGATTCTGTGCAGCCATTTGACATCCATGCGCCTTGTAAGCACTCCAGGTTATATTTTCCTGGACCAGAGCCCTTTTTATAACAAGGGTCTGATTGTAAGAACTCCGCACTTGCTTGTTTCGTAATAAACGGAGCATCTTTGCACCTTGTGCTTTCCTCCATTGCCTGCTCAATGAAACTAAATGGTATAATAACAACAATTACAGCAGTATCCTTACCAAACCCAGGTGCCATTCTTGTTATAGGAGTATTATCTAGTGTCTCCTTTCCAGCAGTTCTGGGTTTTCTACCAGTAACTTCATCAACAAGAACAATTGTGCGAAGGTCATGTGCAAAGGTACCAGTTGCAGTTTCTCCAGTTAACATTCCTGACATATAAGGGGGCGTTGGATTATCTGGGTCAGAATCGCTAGGAGGGGCCAATGAAAATTTTACTCTTCCCGCTTCCTTTACACGAAGGTTGATTACATATGGGGTTGATGGTTTCAAGATAATTCCACTCTTAGGGCTAAACCCTTGTTCCTCGACTTTTAGGATACCGGTGCCAATAACGGAAATCTTTCCAGAACCTGTTATAACACCAGGGCTTTCCTTTTCATCGATGATTGAATATTCAGTAGAAGAATAGCATGAAGAGCAGCCCGGAATATCATAACTTGCACTTTTTTCACATAGAAGTTGTTTTTGTAATTTTAGACATTCTGCCTTGGTAGATACCATTTTCTTTGCCGGACACATTCCCACAGTGGGTTTATAATCCGGGAGGAAGTTCAACTTAGTTTGACTTCTAGTAATTTTTTTATCGTCTGGTAGTAATAAAAGACCACCGGTTGTTTTTTCTTTATCACTATTCTCTCCTACGTCCAAGCATATGCCACAGTCTTTTGTAAACTCGGGGTCGTCAAATGCCGAACAGTCTGTTTTTTTAACGGCTTCACATTTTGCTATTTTTTCCCATAATCCATTTCTAGCCTCATTCAATGGGTAGCTACCTCTCTCACCATAGGTTTTCAACAAATTATCGGCGGATCCCCCTAAAGCACCGTCGTGTTTAGTTGCCAATAAGGATATACCTATATTGCCAAATCGTTTCAGTTTTGATGTTACATAATCAGAATGTTTCTCGTCCAAATCAGAAAATCCATCTGATTTTGCAGCCTTCTTAAACGAAACAAACATGGTCACAAGGATAATTATTAAAAATAGTAGTAATAATGCATCTCGCATCCTTCCTACTATTTTGTTCTTAAATAAACTTATAAGTTATCGGGGCGAACTAAACTTGTAGAGTCATATTCACGAGTGATTACTCGAAAAATGAATTGTGTCTGTCTACTCAAATTAATAAGCCTGGGTGGTATAAGTTCGATATTACCACCATTTTTATCGGGAATTGTTTTACCGATTATCTTAGTGGTCCCAGTAAAGACAGCGGTAGACACAGCTAAATTATTAGCAGCACCACCATAAGGCTTGACTAATGTAGAACCAGTTGTAGGATCTGCAAATTTTCCTCTGACAATAATGTAACGAGAATATCCTGCATTATTTGAACCATCAATCAAAACAGATGCTGCCAACTGGCCTGATTCACCACTCGTTAACATATATGCCGAGTTAGCGGTATCGGCATCTTTTTCAGCCTGTGTTATTTTTCTATCCCAAGCCACACCTACTACAAGTAGACCATCGGTATCTTGTAAAAAGTTGATTAGGTCACTAACACCGGCGGTAGGATTTGCAGATGATAGATTTTTCAGTTGAATTCTATCTCCAACTGCAACCTGGAATTTACTGAACCATTTCTTGCAATCAATCCATATGTATTCACCATAACTTCCTGTATATCCTTTCTGACCTACTGTATCAGGGTCTGTATAAACTACACCGGATAAATCAATTATATTACCAGAACCAAAATAGGTACGAATAGATGTATAGTTACTGAAAAACACTCCGCTAATATCTAATGTATCGGTATCTGTATTAATAAGGTTCCCATTGGGTTGTTGTAAGCGTATAGATAACTTATTTAAGGTAGATAGTGGAGTAGGTGCATATATACGCTGACACTTCATGTGTTTTGGTATAAGAGAGGTGAAACCCAGCGAATCTGTATTATCTGTCCAATTAGAGTCGTATTGTAAGATACCAAATGTATTATCCATGGATGAGCTGGTTCCGTATGTATTTGTATCAAGTTCGCTTATGTTCAAGGTAATAAACGGAAAACTGTAAATATTCTTAAGATACGTGGTATCGTAGCTAACAGTACCTGGATTCAATAGCGTGTTTATGTCTTTTAAGGCCTTTAGATTAGTTACTGCCAGGTTTGCTGATGGGTATGGTGAAGTAGAAATTTGAGCATTTACTGAAGTAATCGCAATGGCTTGAGCATTTGCAATTGCCTGTTGTAAATCAGGTGAATGAGTAGAACCCAATTTACGAACCACTACATCTATTGCCTCTATGGGAACAACTGCTTTGACGAATTCAATGCGCACGATATTGCGGAAACGATTAGCCGCCTTGGGTTGCATATTAACGCCCGATGGAGAATTATTGGAATTGAGATTTACTGAAAAATTAAAACGGTTCTCATCATTATTCATAGATAACTCCCAGCTCCTATCAGCACTGTATATGGACAAGTTATATTCTGTTTCCTTGTAACTCTGAATATCCTCTTGTTTAATCAGGATATCTTGCGGCAATACATTTCTGCGAGCAACCGTGCCGTCGGGACGGGCAATTGTAGGGTTTCCATCACCACGACCAGGCAATTCACGTTGCGCAGAAGAACCAGCCAAAACAATATCAAGAGGTTTATCGAACATTGCCCTTGGATCAGGCCTCTCTGATGTATTTTCCAGGTAAAGAGGTTGCTGAGCTGCTGCACTTCTCTTCGCTATCTGCTCTTCTGCCTGAGCACTTGTTTCCATATTGCGACGTTTCTTAGCCTCCTCAAATAATGAAAGTGCGCTGACAGATTCATCTTCTTTAATAACCATTGGCTGAACATAATCTGGAATAGCTGGTCGGGGGGCTTCCATTGTTCGCTGACGATCTACCTGAATTTGGTCGTAGCGCTGAGATGTCTCCATAAATGTATTAGGAGGTGCCTGAGCCACAACTTGTTGGCGTTGAATGTAATCTGTAAAATCAGAAGCAGTAACAGTCAACACTTCCTTATTCAATGTCTGAACTGGAAGGGATGCATTTGCTTGAAATACTTCACTCATGTAATGCTCAAGTGCTCGTTCAAGGCGAGAAGACTGTTTTTCATTTAATTGACTTCCAAGTTTCTGCTGAAAATTATTTGATAACATACCGTAAAGCATTGCTTCATTCTGTGAACTAAAAAACACACGTCTAGTTTGCTGAACTTGTGCTTGTCCTTGAAAGGATACCTGTGTTCGCGGATCCATGTCGCTCTACTCATACGATGAGAAGAGGATAGATGGAAAATAACGTGATTTATTTGGTCTACGAAAATAACCACTTTCTTAATTCTATCATTTCTTTGTCCTTAGGGGCACGTCGACAAAAAATCTTAAAATCATCCCCTTCCAGCATACGTATTAAGAAATATAAACAATACATCCCACATTCACTTTCCTTGAACTGAAATCGACGAGCATTATATTCCAATTTCATTGATGGATCCTGTAATGTTAATGACCTCATGAAGCGAGCAACCTGCTTAGGGGGTCTCATCCCATACGAATCAAAATAATATGACCTGTGGGCCGGAATATCTGTAAAACTTGCGATCCAATGACTACCCTCCTTATCGCTAGGATCCAAGTTATATATAAATCCAAGATGTGTCTTGCCTCGTTTCAAGAGGTCTTTTAAGTTTAACTTACAGATATCTTCATTAAGACATTTATTCTCAGCAGCAGCCTGCTTGTCATAAGGATCCGGTGCAGAGAAATCTATTGGATTTGCTCCATAATATTTAAAATGTGGATATGTTTCTTCATATTGTTTCATGACGTCTGTAATATTATTACTGTCTAGCCATAAGTCAGGGTCTGTCTTCCATTCCTTGGGCCTCTTTGGCCTGTAATAGCGTCGGAGTAAGTATTTCCTCTTACCTTCGTCCATAGGGGCCTTTTCAATAAGACAGCGTTCTGTCTTGCAGTGAGCTTTTCTGGTAAGCCATTTTCTAAGAAGAGTTCCGGTAAGTTCACTAGGTGCACCATACGCTCGAGATAGTTCATTCAGACGTTCATCTGAAAGACAATCGTCATACTTTCCACGCAATCGGGGATGACAAACCTTTGGCCCCGGTTCAATCACTCGTTTTTTTCTAGTCTTGTCAAATGGCATACGCCTCTATTTTATATCAGAAAAACATAATCGTTGGTAGATAGAATGGAACGTGGATGTTCTAAATCAAAAGATACATGTTCATCTGCGAGAGGCGCCCTACAAACTTATAAAATTTACTCTATTGTTATTCCAGTCGTTATATTAATTTTCATAATGGAAATGGCATTTGTAATTTATCAAATTCCTGGAAACCTTGGTTCTTCTATGACAATCAAGGGAATAGTTTCACAAGTACCTTCGGCGGTGAAATAATATATGGTAAATAAGATATATTAATAGAATGAATTCGGACACTAACAGTACAGTAGTTTTAGTCTTAGGTTTTGTAGAGGTATGTCTAATCGCGGTAGTGGGTTACTTTCTTTCGGTCATGGTCGGGACAAAGGATACTAGTAATGATTTAGCAAAAACAGTTGTTCCTGTTGTTGGAACCATGGGGGGAATAGTGTTTCTACACACAATTCTATGGTATTTATATTTTACATACGACCCAATGTCTATGAACATGTATTTCCTGGTTAGCAATGCAGTTTCTCTAATTGTTTCATTGACTGCCATATCAATTAGTTTAACCACTCGTGGTTGAACTTACTTTATAAAGTTGTAGAATATGATGTTGTATTCTTGATTTTCCTGTCCAGATGTCACCTTCAGACATTTGGAGAGAAATACCTTGTATCTTAACTACGGCACGAATTATATCTCCCGGCTTTACCGTTTTTTCTGAGAATGTCGATAAGACATTATTCGTGTAGAAGACCAATTGTTCTGGTTTATCAGTCAAATATAATGATAACTTACCCGACTTTAACCATGGCTGAAGAGGCGATTTGACAATTTCGACAGAGCTTTTCGAATATTTTTCTAAATCAGCTGAGACCGCCTTCTGAAATTGGTCAATTTTGTCTAGAGTTGTTTTACCAGGTTCATCCTCGAGAATTATCTGATGCAATACAGTATCAATTTCTACTACCCTAAGTGGCTGCATTGCTATAATTAAATTATTAAAACATACGGAATTATCTTGATACGTAAGCTGTATAGTCTTTCTAAGATGGTCTGAACGCGGTTCAGCCCATTTTACATTGGAAATATCAAGTGTTGAAAGTGGTATAGCAAATTCCATTTCTAAATATACAGCGCGTATAATGCTTAAACCGTCAATGCGTTCAGTGGTCTAAATGTCTTAAGTAAAGGTGTTCATAGATGGGAATAGTCTGGAGATGCCAGGATTACAAAATTTCAAAACATGCCGTTCATAAACGTTTAGAAAGAATTGCAAAGGACCGCGGCCTACCTATAAGTATAATGAAAAAGCAATGGCATCTAGATTCCAGTGTATCAGATGAACAGGCCCAGAGCGAAGAACTTCGTAAAGACGGTCTTCCCTATGAGGCATCCTTGTTACATAATGGATTTTCAGTAGCCCGTATGAGTTTACAGGATAGACATTACATCAGATCCATTGTGGATTCTTTGGGTGAAAATGCACATGTATTAAACGGTGACCGCATCCTTGTCTTATATGAAGCAGATTTGCTGAGTACCGAGTCTGTATT